TATAAAAGAAACAGTTATGACAGAACAAAATCAGCTTTCGATTATCTCTAAAAAAGACTATGAACCACGAGCTTTGTCAGTTGCCATGCGTGAAGCTGGCATTGACACGGTAGCGAAGTCGGTGCGCAGTAATGTGGTTTCGGTGAACAGGCTTGTAAAAGAACTCGGTTACAAGGAGACAGCTGCGCTGATCGTGATGCAGCTGACGAGATTAGAGACGATGCTTAACGTATCGAAGCAGATGCATCCGGAAGCACTTGCCGAGACAGCGACAATGGTGGTTGACTCGTGTCTTGGTGCTGGCGTAGGCATCAACGCTGCCGACATCGACATCGTATTCAAACGTGCTTTGAAAGGCGAATACGGGAAGTTTTACGGCGGTATATCATGTGCCGACGTGCTCGGTTGGTTCAACAAGTATTATGCGGAGAAATCGGAAGCTTATGTTCAGTATAACATTGAGAAGTCGAGCGAATATAACTATCATTCGCCACGGTCGTCAGAGATGGCAGCCGACAAGGAAGTGGAATTCCACAAAGCTGCTGCGGAGTATTACAGGAGTAAATTAACAGTTAATAATGAATAATTAACAATTATGAGACAACAGGATAAGGAGATAACAGGACAACAAGTTGACGATTTAGATCGCAACAGGGAATATCATTACGAGACCATCGACAAATGCTGGCACTGCAATGGTACGGGCAAGGTCGCGGAGACAGGAACGGGAGTTCTTCGCAGGTTTGCAGGTAAGACAGCCAAAGAGAAGACCTGCGGCTTCTGCAACGGCAGCGGTAGAGTGAGAAAGAAGAAAACGGTGGTGATAAGCTTGGAACCGTACTTTGAGAATTGAAAATTGAAAGATGAAAGTTGAAAATGGGAAAGAAGAGTCATCATAAGAATACTTTGAAGCGCATAAAACTTGTATGCAAGATTGTGCTTGAGCATTATGAGCCGGGAAACCAGTCCAAATGCTATCACAAGATTTGGGAGCGTTATGTGTATCCAGTCTATCCGTGTTCTTATAAGACACTTCTTCGTTATATCAATACCCCAATCGGCAAAGAAGAGGAAAAAGAACCGGAAGACCCAAACCAACTAAAACTATTTTAATATGAGAAAAACAGAAATAATGCTCTCCATACAAGAGCGTCTCGCAGGCATAAGCGATTTGAAATATATCGACAAAGACTGGGGACAGTTGAACACAGCCGTTCCTGCAGTCAATTTTCCATGCTGTCTTATCGACGTTGAAAGCGTGAACTATGAAGACGGAAGAGCAATGCAGAATGCCACAGCGACCATTGTTCTGACCATAGCGAACCATAGAACCGTGACATCAAGCATAATGTCACCAGACAAGGAAAAATCGTACTACCTCGTGAATCTGACAGAATCTATCGCTGGAATGCTTCACCTGTTCACAAACGGCAATTATGCGCCACTGGTTCGTACGTTATGGAAAAAGGTCGAGACAGGCACTGTGGATTATGAATGCTACGAGATGAGATTCAGCACAGCATACAAATGCGACTATTCTCCACGAAAACAAAAGATTGATGTTGTTCCTAATGTTACAGTTAAACAAAGATGACACAGCACATCATCAAAAACATTCTGAGCGATATCAAGGTGGAGCTTGCCGACGAGTTTGACCGCAATTTTGAGCGCAAAGGATTCTTCGGACAGCAGTGGAAACCGAGAAAGTTCCAAAGCAATACAGGTTCTTTGATGATGCAATCCGGTAAGCTTCGCCGTTCCATCAGAGCGTCGGTGAGCGGAAATTCGGTCAGGTTCTCCAGCTCGGAGCCATACGCCGCCATTCACAACGAAGGCGGAGAGATTGCAGTGACCGCCAAGATGAAGAAGTTCTTCTGGGCAAAATACCATCAGACAAAGGACGAGCAGTGGAAATGGCTAGCACTTAAGAAGGTTGGCAGCAAGATAACAATACCGGAAAGACGTTTTCTTGGCAACTCTCCTGAAGTTGAGAAAATAGTAATTGACATCATCAAGGAAAACGTAGAACAGTTTGCAAAAGAAACCATTGAAAAAATGAAGAAATAGTTCATACATATTTTTTTAGTTAAACAATTCATTAGAACGGCAAAGCCCCCGAAATTTCGAGGGCTTTGTTTATTTTTCTAATTTCTCTGTTGATGTCTGTTTTTCCATATTTTTCATAATTATTTCTTTTAAGTTGAATTTTATATTAAAAAAGTTGTATTTTTGCAAGTATAGTATAGTGACATGGCAAAAATTCCGCAAATAGTCAAGAAAGTCGCTCATGATTTAATTGAAATTTATGGCGACCATTTCGACTACCTCGGCAAGTTCGAGGAGGCGGATGCTTATATGTACCATTTCCCTGATGATGCTTGTACTGGATTCCCATTTGTATATCTTGTTAAGGATGATAAGGTCGAGGAAGTTTCGGAAGAGCCGGCTTTATTCATCATCAACTCGCTTATTAAAGATTTCGACGAAGTCGAGATTGAATAATTTGTTATCTATTCTCATTATTCCACGACAGTCGTGTATTTTCGATGCTGATGTAGCACCATTATTCGCCAAATAGTTAAGATCCTTAAATTCCAGTCCTGATCCCTCAGAATTATCATGCTGAGGTTCTATGTACTTCAGCGTTCCGTCTTCAAACCTTTGCAATATTGTTGCGTGTCCGCTTCCTCCTTTCCAACCGATTGATAGTTCATAAACACCTGTCTCCTTACATACATCTTCAAAGAATTCCAAATAACGTTTTGGTGTCATATTATCATAGCCTTTTTTAGCTTTCCATCCATTCAGGCTGGTATGTTTAGCAGGTGTGCCATCAATATTTTTCCAAACTTCAAAAGCATGACCTTTGCTCAAATAATCCAATTTAGATCCTTTAGTATTTGGTTTTGCTGACACATCAAAACCCATTAAACGCAACGCATAGGCTGGAGCGCATGTCTGACAATTAATGCTATTAGGTTTATCGCGTTTTTCAACATAGTCTGGATTAAGACTATAACGTGCATATCCATCATATAAATTTCCTTGCGGATCCAGAAGATATTTAGGAACGTGTGATGGGTTTGCACTCTGTTTGTCAGCTTCGTCCACACTCATAGGCTTGCCTTTGGTGATACCAAGAACTTTTTCTAATTCTATGCAATGTTCTGCTATTGCCTGCTTCTGTTCGTCTGTCAAATTATTAGGAAGTTCCGTAATAATCTCAGCAATGCGTTTCTTTTGCATTTCCTCTGCTGAAACTTTTTCCACAATATTCTTCACTGCTTCCGGCACTTTATAATACGGATGTTTAGGTGGAAATATCTTCTCCTGCTTTCCCGGATTGAAGCGGAAGATGGCAGCCTTGTTGCTTCCGTTCTTGCCGATATGGGTTGTTGCCTTGTCTCCAGCTTTACAGGCATCGTCGGAATCGCTTTCGTCGTACTTGCCTTTTCTTACCTGTACGACGGTGCAGCGGCAACGCCATCCGTTGGGCGGATAGTACTTGTCCCAAAACTTGTCAGATGGTGGCAATGTTATGCCATGTAGCGCAGCGTGTTCCTCTCTCACCCTGTCGTCGGCAGCGGTTCTGTACTGGAGATTATAGCGGTCGCCGTCTTTCTCATAGTCCTTCCACTTGACTGCCATCTGTGACGATGACACGGCAAACTCATATTCGGCGTTAAGATAGTTTCTGTTATAACGCTCGTTTATGCGTTTCACATCCTGTGCGAATTTGTCGAAAGACTTGAATCCGCCTTTCTCGTCCTTGAGCAGAAGCGATGCTTCCTTGAGTTCGTGATATGTCTTGAAACCTGAGAAATAGAATATGTTTTCCGACAAGGTTCTCGTGAGTTCTTCCGGAATATCTTGCTCTATCGAGAGGTCTTCAAGCGGTGTTTTAAAGACGTTAAAAGTCTCTTTAATCAGTGTTTGAGGCTCCTTTTCCGTCAGCATTTCAGGCTGGAAGTTCTTCTTGCGGTGCAACCATTTTGTCACAGACTCAAAAGCGGCAGATACCTTTTCAAATATCTTATTGTCGGAGGACAGATTAAAACTATCTCCATACAGCGATGTCAGAGCGTGATGCAGCCCCTTGTAGAAGGGGCTCAAGCGAAAAAATCTATTCCTTGAGCTTTAAGTTCAGAAGCGAAAGCATTTGACTTTGTTCCGGTGATGTTCATTCCGAATGTATTGACGATCCATTCGGTGTCGAACTCGTAATACTGCGAAGCCTCATGTACCATCTTCCAGAGCTTCTCGTTATCGACAGCCTGAGCGTATTCGAGGCGCAGACCCTGAGGCAGCAGTCCAATGCTTTCGAGAGCGGGAATGATGATCCTGTTGAAGTTGAACTGTATCTTACGCTTGTCGGCTTCGACTATGGCGTTGAGGAGTTCGGCGGAACTTTCCTCCTTGGAGCGGTTGCCGTGCTGCGTGTCCTGACCGAGCGAAGCTCCGAGATTGAGCAAAGATATGTTTTCGTCGCAAACTGCTATGAAGTTCCTATAGACGTCGCCGTTGGTGTTCACGCCCTGCGCGAACTCGAAATCCTCTTCTGTGTCGATGATGAACCAAGAGGCGGCACCTATAGCCTGCATCATCTGCTGCGCCCGTTCAAGCATACCAGGATCGGAGGTCTGTGTCTTCATCACGCGTGGCGGTATCCCGAATATCTCGCACAGTTCCGACCAGCACGACATGGCGAACTTCTTCATCAGGACATAAGGGACAGCTTTGTTGAGGAGACCGAGGTCACCTTTGCGGGGATAGAACTCTATGAGGAAAGTTCCGTAGTCGGAGCGTTCCCGGTAGTCTTCGCCCTCGCCGTTGACATCGGGATAGAAACGTCCCGTCTCGGGCGAGATGTGCTTTCTCGGAATGAGATCCGCTTCGAGCCTGCCTGTTCTGTCCATGGAGAACTCGCAAAGCGAATGACCGTAGAAGTCGGCGAGAATGACGGCTTCGGAAAAGAAGTCGTACAGACCGGTGTCGGCGAGGGTCTTGGTGGCTTCGTCATCGACCTTTCCGTCTCTGCATAGCGAGAAAGGCGCGGACTGCGACTTGTCGATTCTGAGGTTTATCTGAGAGGTCATCTTCGCGTCGAGCATTATCTCGTCGTAGAGCACCTGCAGGAGGTGCTGCCGTGGTTCTGTGCTTCTGGAGGCTTCCATGCGGGCGTTCTTCCAGCTCTGTATGTCCTTGCGTGTGATGGATTCCTGTCTTTTGATAACTTTAGACAGCATTCTTTCTTCTCTGTTTGTCAGGTTGCCGTTTTTTCTGCCGGCAAGTCTTTCTAATATGGCAGGCTTTTTCATTCGTGGTTGAATTTAGTTTTAGATCCCATTCTTATCTTTATAGTCGTTTCGCCCTCGGCGTTTGTCCTGAGCGGCAGGTCAGGTGTTATCTTAGATTCCGAGACTTTGGTCATGAAGTCGATGACCCTGTCGTATCGTTCGCGCCATACTTCATATAAGGTCTCCGCCGAACTGAGCTTGAGCAGGTTCCATATCGCTATGACCTTGGTGTTTTCGAGTATGAGGCTGTTACGGTCGGCACCTTCAGCCGAGAATATGGCTTTGGTGTCGTAGTTCGCGAGATAAGACTTAATCTCGTCTATGGCGGCTGCTATAGCCTGTTCCGGTATCTGCGGGTCATCTTGAGTTATGTTACTGATAATATGCCCGTAAATATTGTTTGTTAATTCGTTAGGTGTTAGAAACATATCAATATCTCCATGATTTTCGTTCGCCTACGACATATTTGGCATTGGCGACACGTGTTCTGTTACTTAATATCCAAATGGCACCTTCAAGTGCATCGGGTGCGTCGTCGTGAACCTTGCTTCCCTTTTCAAACAGAAGCAGCTGTTCTTCGAGCACTTCAAACCCCTGAGTTCCTTTGAGGTCTTCGTTAAAAATGATTTCCCCTCTTTGGAAGAGCGGCTGCAGGGCTTCTATTCTGGCGAACTTGTCGGGCTTCTTCCTCGAGTCGCCAGTTATCGGGATCTGCACACCAGTCTCGTTGCCGACCTTTCTGAACTCGTCGAGCAGAAGATCCTGCATGAAGTTGCTTTCCATGTAATAGCGCATCGGGTTGTCGCCGACATGACTTCTTATCTGATAGTGCCATCCGACCATCTCCGACACCTTGGTCTGATCGGCGAAAGCCATGATGACATGGAACGATCCATTGGGTGTAATACCAACGAGCATTGTCGCCTTGTAGTCGTTCTTGTTGGACGACTTGAACGAAGGGTCGGTGTAAGCCACTATCGATCTGTATTTTCTCAGCGGCAACATCGGAGCGTAGCGTATGTATTTCTTCTCGAATACGGTACCCTCGTTGATAGGGTTGTTCATGTACTCCTTTTGGAATCGACGTTCACCTATGTCGGTACGTATCTTCTCCACTTCGGCTTTGGTGAAGTTCTCTTTCCAAGAAGGAGTTCCTTTCTTGTCGAGGATATTGACGACTGTATGATAGAATCCCGGTCTTTCAGCAATTTCTCCGAGTACTGTCTTCTTTCCTATCCTGTTACCTACAAGGACAAATCTTCCGCGACCAGCATCCATGGTACCATACAAAGCTGTCAGACACCAGTCCGTGACCTTGTTGACTCTTCCCGGATTCATACACAATTCGTCATCGTCGATGTCGTCGATGACGATGTAGTTGACACGGCGACCGGATTTCTTGATACCACGAGGCGACTGCCCGCGACCGAGCGCTATGAACATGGAACCGTCGGAAGTAGAGAACTTGCCGTCAGTCCAGATGCCATCGCCTTTGCCTATACCATAATCGGCGGCGTAGAGTTCGTTAGACAACAGTTCCGCCTGCAAGTCGGAAAGCAGCTGCTTAGCGGAGTCCTGAGACTTAGATACGAGCACCATGACAAGCGGTTGCCGGTTCTCCTGCGCGAGGATCCACATCGGTTCTATCAGCGAGATGTGCGTTGATTTGGCGTGTCCACGAGCCCACTCAAACACTCCACGAAATCGGTCGTCATTGAGCACATGATTCGCGGCGTCGATCTGGAACTTCGACGTAGGCTTGGATGCGAAATGCGGGAAGTATGTCGAGACGAAATAAGCATAATCCTTACGAGCCTTGTCGATTCTCTTTGACTGTTCAAATGCGTCGCCGACTGGCAAAGACGATGTAACACTCTGTATTCTTGAGCACAGTTCCGCCCATTGCGCTTCTTGTTGTTTCATTTTCTTAGAAGAAGCCATCTGTTATCACTCCTTGCTGTTAAGGTGTTTGACATATTCCTGATGGTAATAGTTGATTGTGGAGAGCAGCTGAGGCGTGAGGTTCTTGTCGGTCTTGGCTCTAAGGAGAAGCCAGTTGTCGAGCATCATGAGCACGTCGATGACCTTCGCTTTGGTGACGGTATTGGCGACGCGTTCCGCCGATGCCATTATCTTGACCACGTTGTCGCTGCATTTGGTGATGTTTTCGATGCTGTAGTCACCTTTTTCTATCTCCTGAATGATGATGTCGGTCATTTTCTTTGCGGCGAGCATCATGCTGTTTGCAAGTTCTACGCTGGAGGTCTTCTCGTCGTTTAGACGTTCGTCCCATTTCCCTATATTGACCCATCTTGATAATGTGGTGGCTGATACGCCAATCTTCTTGGCGATTTCATTTTGAGGCTCGCCATTCATAAAATGACGGTAAGCCAAGGCTTTCTTTTCCTGTAATTCTTTTTTTGTCATGACTGAAAATTTAAAATTTTTGACAAAAATCCAATGATTCGCGCGATAAATAAAATAATGTGGACATAATGTCCTAACTTTTTGACGTATTGAAAATTACATCGGATTTTTGCACCGAAAAACAGATGTGAAATGAAAAGAATGATTTTATCGGACGAAAGTATTAACAGTTACGGATTCTGGGTGAAGACAGAAGGCATCAGTCTTGAACGTTTCCTCAAAAACCCTATAATGCTTTATAACCATCACCGAACAGGATGTGGCAAGACTGACGAGATATTGCCGATAGGAAGATGGGAAAATCTTGAGATAAATAACGGCGTGCTTACAGGCGAGCCTGTATTTGACGAGAACGACGAGTTCGCCATGAAGATCAAGTCGAAGGTCGAGAATGGATTTCTGACAGGCTGTTCAATAGGGATAACAGTGACGAGCTGGAGCGAGAAGAATGAAGACCTCAAGCAGGGACAGATATATCCCACTGCTATGACATGTGAGCTGATGGAAGTGTCGATAGTTGACATTCCTGCCAATCCGAACTCCGCTGGAGGCGTGATACTTTACGACAAAGAGGAGAATGTAATAACACTTGCTGACGGCGTTCTGCCAGAAGGTATCATAAATAAACTCAATTCAAATAAAATGTCAAAAGAAATCGCTTTAAAACTCGGCTTGTCGGAGACGGCGAGCCAGGAAGAATGCACCAAAGCCATTGATGCATTGAAAGCCGACAAGACACGTCTTGAGAAGGAAAACGCAGACTTGAAAAAAGAAAAAGTCGATGCGCTCAAGGCAGAGTCGGCAAAACTTATCAACGACGCTATCAAGACAGGTCGCATTGATGCGAAGGCTAAAGAACAATTCGAGAAATTGTTTGAATCTGACTTCGACAATGCAAAATCGATTCTTGAAGCTATTCCCCAACGCGTTCCTTTGAAACAGCGTATCAACGAACAGACCGGCAACGGTTTTGAGAAAATGTCGTGGGACGAACTCGACAGAAAAGAGCTCCTCGCGGAACTCAAGGAGAAAGATCCCGCACTCTATGAAAGAAAGTATAACGAAAAATTCAAAAAAGAAGACTAATCATGGCAGTACAAAAAGAAATCTGGATCAACGATTTAGTTGAAAATCTGTATGCGGACAACACATTCGCATCACGTTCGGTCAACCACTCCGCATTTGTCGATGGCAAGAAGGTTCATGTCCCTAATGCAGGTGCGCCACCTACAGTTAAGAAAAACAGAGCTACTGTTCCGGTATCGGTGACAAAACGCACTGATGTCGATCTCGAATATGAAATCAACGAATACACTACAGACCCTATCCTGGTGTCGAATGCCGAGAATGTAGAATTGTCATACTCAAAAAGAAAATCAGTCATTCGTAACACCGCGCTTGCTTTACAGAGTGAAGCACATGCAGATCTTATCTATTCATGGGTTCCATCAGACAAGCCTGAAACTGTTGCGACAAGCGGAGGATCTGTCGTGGCTCACATTGCCACAGCGACAGGCAACCGCAAGGCTTTGACAAAGGCTGACATCCTCAAGGTCAAGGCTAAATTTGATGCTGCAGACGTTCCTCAGACGGGAAGATGCATCCTCTTGGATTCGGATATGTATAACCAATTGCTTGAATCGTTGACGGATGCACAGTCAAATGCGTTCCTTGCGACAGCGGATGCTTCTCGTGGCATCATCGGCAAACTTTACGGTTTCGATTTCTACATGCGTTCCAAAGTCGCCAAGACAACAGCAGCCGGTGTGTTGAAGGAATGGACTGCAACAGCAGCCGCAACAGACTCGGCAGCAGCCTTGGCTTGGCAGGAGGACTGCGTGAGCCGCGCCTTGGGTCAAAACGTGCTCTTTGAAAACGAAGGTGACGCTTCATATTACGGCGATGTACTTTCGGGACTTGTTCGCACAGGCGGTCGCTATATGCGCAATGACAAGAAAGGTGTATGTTTAATCTATCAAGCGACAGTATCTTAATTTGACATACCATGAAGACAAGCAGACAAGGGATAGAACTGATCAAGCGTTTTGAGGCATTGCGTCTGAGGGCGTATGTGTGTCCTGCGGGCGTGCTCACCATAGGCTGGGGTCACACCAAAGGGGTGAAAGCCGGTATGGTCATAGACCACGCCGAGGCTGAGAGAATGTTTGCCGACGACATCGCCATCGCTGAGAGGTGCGTGAACTGTGACGCAGACAGCCTGAACCAAAATCAGTTCGATGCCCTTGTAAGCTTCGTGTTCAATGTCGGCACAGCTCAATATAAAAAGTCCACTCTGCGTAAGAAGGTATTAGCAAATCCAAACGACCCAGTCATAGCTGACGAGTTCGGACGGTGGATATACTCCAAGAAGAAGGTGCTTCCTGGACTGGTACGCAGGCGCGAGGCAGAAAGCGAACTCTATTTCAGAAAGGAGCTGCCATGAACATAGATCTAACACAGGTGATATTGGCGGTGACGACTTTGCTGTCGCTCTGCGGTTGGTTTGTGAACGGACGGAAACATCGTGCAGAGATTGACAAGCAGAGGGCTGAGATAGAATCGCTGAAAGCCGACATACAGAAAAAGAACCTCGACCTCGCCAAGGAGTTTGTGGAGGAGTTTATAACAAACATAGTTGAACCGCTAAAAAAAGAAGTGAAAGGGCTTAGGAATGCAGTCGCAAAACTACGTAAGGCTGTCGAGCAGACTTCTAACTGCACTTATCGTGATGAGTGTCCTGTTCATGCCGAGCTGCAGAAGCAGTCGTTTGACGACGATACAAACGTCTGACAGCGTAAGGATAATTGAGAGATGGCGAGACACCACCATCTATGAGCAGCCGGACAAGGCATGGCTGAAAGGCTGGCTTGAATGCGACAGCGCAGGACAAGTGCTTCTGAGAGAACTGGAAATAGAACGTGGCAGAAATATCACGCCTCATATAAAGATTGTCAACGACACTATATATGTGGAGTGCAAGACCGACAGTCTCGAACTTCTGCTCAAGCTGAAAGACCAGATGATAATGGAGCTTCAGCAGAGCAAGACGATTGAAACCGTTGAAGTGGAAAAAGAACTGTCGTGGTGGGAAACGACACAGATGAAGATGGGACAGCTGTTCATGATAGCGATAGCGGTTCTGATTATTATAACAGTGATTAAACAACGTTTAAAACTTTGATAAATGGCAAAAGAAACAAAGAAAGAGACAAAGCCTGTGACGGCATCGTACGAGACAGCTCGTGGAGTGATGATGCGATTAGGTGTCGGTGAGATATGGCACACATCAGACGGACAATGGTTCACTGCTGCTGATAAGGCGGAGGATCATGCCGAGAAGATGACTTCGACAGGCTCAATGACAGGGAAGATTCAATATTTCAAACTTAAAAAATTCTAAAAAATGTTACCATACGTTAAAATAGATTTCGCAAACGGTGCCATCGGTGCAAGCGAACCGATGGACGACGGAGTGACAGGTCTTGTATGTACCGCAGTGGCGGTGACACAGACCGTTGACGGAGGCACTGACAATGTATTTGCCTTGAACACTCCGTATCTGATAACGAAACTTGACGATCTCGTCAAGAAAGGCGTCACATCTGAAAGTTCAGATGTCAACGCTACATTGTATAAGGCGGTGAAGGAGTTCTACGACGAAGCTCCAGAAGGCAGCAAGTTGTGGATTATGGGCGTTGCCGACACCGTTACCATTGCCGACATAGTTGATAAGACAAAAGACAATGCCAAGAAGCTTTTGGTTGCTGCCAACGGCACCATAAGAATATTGGCAGTAAAGGTCAAGGATAAAAGCGGATATACTCCAACCGTAACAACAGGCATTGACGGAGCTGTGAGAACTGCAATTGTCAACGCTCAAGGTCTCGCTGAATGGGCAACTGAAACATTGTTCGCTCCTGTGATGGTGCTCCTTGAAGGAAGACATTATACAGGCGAGGCAGAGACACTTGTAAGCAATCCTGTCAACGACGGGAATAACAACCGTGTTGCAGTGCTTATCGGTGATACTGTAAAAGACAGCAAGGGCGCAGCGGTAGGTCTGTTGGCTGGTCGCATAGCTTCAATTCCGGTTCAGCGTTCAGTAGCTCGCGTAAGAACAGGCAGCATCAATGCCGTTGAGATGTTCATCGGTGGTGAACCTGCTGAACTTGGCAATCCTGAGACAATCAACGACTGCGGTTTTATCTGCCCGAGAACATTCGTTGGCAAGGCAGGTTACTACTGGAGTGATGACAAACTCGCTGCTGAAGCATCGGACGACTATTCGTTGATTCCTCGCCGACGCGTGGCTGACAAGGCTTACAGGATAGCATATACGACTCTCGTCAACGAGATAGCTGAAGAGATTTCCGTTACTGACGACGGCAAGATAAGCGCGCCTGTTGTCAAGGCTATACAGACAGCTGTTGAATCAGCCATTGTGAACAATATGACCTCGAGAGGCAACCTCGGCAACGACCCAAGCAACCCTAACGACATGGGTGTGGAATGCTACATCAATCCTGACCAGAACATTATAGCCACATCAAGATTGGATGTACAGGTAAGAATCAAGCCTCACGGATATAGCAAGTATATCAACGTAAGCTTAGGCTTTAAGGTGACACAATAGACAATTTACAATTTACAATTAACAGTTTACAATTATGTTTAATTCAAGAGAATACGAATGGGCTGACCTTACCTTTTTGTTGGGAGGCAAGGACTTGACAGGCTTCAGAGGCATCAAGTACAGCATCAAACAAGAGAAAGAAGTCGTCTATGGCAAGGGCAATATGCCAATCGCCATTCAGAAAGGCAACAAGTCGATTGAAGGCGAAATTACTGTCTTGCAAAGCGAACTTGAGACTTTGCGCCTACAGGATAAGGACAACAGCATCCTCAACTTGCAGCTCGACGCTGTGGTGTGCTATGGCAACCCTCTGAACGGCGACGTGCTTATCACCGACGTGATACAAGGCATCCAGTTTACGGAAGAGCCTAAGGACATCAAACAGGGCGACAAGTTTACGGAACATTCGTTGCCGTTTATCGCGCTGAGAATAAAGAAAGGGGTTTGATTCAATTCATAATTTATAATTCATAATTTAATTTGTATGGAAAATAAAAGTTTGATCGGACAGGCAACACAAGAACAGATAAATTCTTGGAAAGCAAAGTACGGCAGTGTATTCTATACAATAGCCGACAATCGTATAGCGTATTTTCGCAAGCCTAACCGCAAGGAATTGAGCTATGCGATGAGACTTCAGGATGATCCTCTTGCGATGATTGAAATGGTATTGAAATCGTGCCGTATAGGCGGCGATGACACATTCATCAAAGATGCCGAATACCTGATGGGTGCTTCTGCTTTGGTCGAAAAACTCATAAGTGTAAAGAAGACTGAAGTGGGGGAGCTTTAGAAAAGGCGGATGGTAGTCTCGAGCATAACTTTGTCGGCTATGTCGATACTATGCTCGAATACTATCTGCATATAGACCCGAATAAACTTACGGACGAAGAATGGGCTGAGAAGTTTAAACAATTGGCTGATATAAGGAAGAGAGAGGGAAAAATGGGATGATAAGGTTTATTCAAACCAGTCTCTTACAACTTCAACATAGAAACAAATAAGACTCATTAATATCAATACTCCAAGAATCATACTTAATAATTTTCTGCAAATATATACAATATGAATCAAACTGTCAACATAAATTTTAATATTTCAGGAAACGCTGCAGGAGCAACAGCTAATATTACCAATAATATAAACCAGCTTGGTGCCGAGTTAAAAGGGGTTTTCAATATTTTTGATAGTTTTAAAGGTAAGATTGTATATATTCAACAGTTATCACAATTTGTTCAAAATTTATCAGATAATATTTCATCTGCCATTCAACCGGGCATTGCCTTAAACACCTCTTTGACGGACTTGTCTGCCATTGCCGGTGTCACTGGAGACAAGTTGAAAGAAATTGAAGGTTATGCCCGTGATACTGCCAAGACATTCGGCACTGATGCAGCTTCTTCTGTTGAGAGTTACAAGCTCCTGCTTTCACAGTTGAGTCCAGAACTCGGCAATTATCCTACTGCCTTGCGTGCGATGGGCGACAATATCGCCACATTGAGCAAGACAATGGGCGGTGATGCCGTGGCGGCGGCTGAGGTTCTCACCACCGCTATGAACCAATATGGTGTTTCCTTAGATGACCCTGTGGAAGCAAGCCGTAAGATGGCGGAGATGATGAACGTGATGGCGGCTGCCGGTAAGGAAGGCAGTGCAGAACTTCCTACCATCAAGTCTGCGTTGGAGCAATGCGGTATGGCAGCAAGAGCCGCAGGCGTTTCTTTTGAAGAGACTAATGCCGCAATCCAGGTACTCGACAAGGCTGGCAAGAAAGGTTCTGAAGGCGGTGTCGCCTTGCGTAACACAATGGCGATATTGTCGCAAGGAAGATTTTTGCCAAAAGATGTACAGGAAGAGCTTTCAATGGCTGGCGTTGATATTCTGAAACTCGGCGACAAGACATTGAGTCTGTCGGACAGACTGAATATGCTTAAGCCTGTAATGAACGACACGGCATTGTTTACAAAGTTGTTTGGTCGTGAGAATGCCAATGCCGCAATGGCACTTGTTCAGGGCACTGATGAGATAAACCGTTACACAGAAGCCATAAGCGGAACCAAGACGGCGGAAGAACAGGCGGCGGTCATCATGGAGAGTTTCGCCGAAAAGCAGGCAAGAATACAGGCGAGATTTGATGATATTAAAATCTCGATATTCAATGCTACCGGTGATTTGGGATTGTGGGTTGATGTAGTGGCAAAAGCAGCTGTTCCATTGTCACAACTGTTGCCGTTGATAAAGGCATTGGGTAAGGGTATTTCATATCTAAATACAAAGTTTATATCATCAAGTAAAGCCGCTATTTACTTTAAAAAGCAATTGAATAAAGTTGCGGGCAATGCGGTTCGTGTTGCGATATTGACATTGGGGTTAGCTTTTGGCAGACTTGAGTATTCAATTATGTCAGCTGGTGGCGCATGTAAATTCCTCAGTTCGGCAATCAAGAAGATACCTGTCATAGGCTGGATATTGGCGATAATATCAGCGGTCATAGCGGTGTTCAAACTTCTTTGGGACAAATGCGAGGGTTTCAGAAGACTGCTTTTCGGCATCTGGGAAGTGATTAAACTGCCTTTTGTTTTCATTGGAAACATCGTATCAGGTATTTGGGAAGCTGCCGTAGGACTGTTCCAGTCGCTGATGGCACGAGCTAAACAGATAATAGGATCCATAATACAATGGGTCAAGGGGATATTTTCCAGAGTCGGAGGCTGGTTCTCGAAGGTGATGCAACCGATATGGGACTGGTTCGGCAATCTCTGGAGTTTTGTGAAGTCGATACTTGACAGAATAATAGGCTGGCTCGGAAAGGTTTTTGACCCGATAATAAAACTATGGAACAAGATAACAGGCAAATACAATGAAGGTGCAGAGAAAGGAAGCGAGAGTTTCCGAAGAAGCAAAAATCCAGATGACCCAGACGACCCTGATTTCGGCATAGCAGATCCGACATTGCCAGGCATTTCAAGCGAAGAAATAAGCGGCAACGGCGGAGTCGTTCCAAGCGATGTCAGTTCTGGTGTGTCGGCAACGACAACAGGCGGCACACGCAACACTAATGTCACTATCAATCTCGGCAAAATGGCTGATGTTACTTTCAACGGTGGCGTTGGCGAGAATGCTGAGGATATGATGAGAACGCTTGAGGAGTGCCTGCTGAGGGTACTGTATATGGCACAGAACGCTTGATTAAATTGACAATTAACAATGTACAATTAACAGTTTACAGTTATGAATCCGGTTGATTTTATACATGATAAGACGAATTTGGCGAAACATATCACGAATGCTTTGGGCTATGCGCAGCCGATGATATTGCCGTTCGGTAACTTGATAGTGTTACCGAAGAAGTATGCAGACGATATTTCTAATCCAGCAGCTGAGAGTCGATATAATGAGGGTCTTTCTAATCTTGGGGATAATTTTTTCCAGTGTCCGTTGTCGTTCGATATAGACGGCGAGCAGTGGCGTCTTCCCGTAGATCCTCTTATCTCGGTCAACGGCAAGAACGTGATTAAGCGTCGCTATGTGTCGAAAGCGGGCAAAGACGGCAGAAGAGGCTCGGTGAAGGAGTGCTGGAGCCAGGACGACTACGACATCACGATAGCGGGCGTGCTGATAGCGGAAGACAACGCCTCCCTGATTGAGATGTTGAACAATCTGCAGAAGGTGTGCCAAAAGGCGGAAGCCGTGAGCGTGTATTGCGAGTTCCTGAACAACGCCAACACTTTCGGGATACAGAAAATAGCTATTGAAAGCTACGATTTTCCTTTCACTAAAGGAATGGAAAACCAGTCGTTTACAATCAAGGCTTATTCTGATGACAGCTATGAACTCTTAGAAGAAATTAACAATTGACAATTTACAATTAACAGTTGATGCAATGTATAAGATGAGTTGGGATATTAAGATTGGCGGCTATCGTCTGAAGATGGTCGAGAAGGTCAGCATCAAGCGCAGTGTGGAACTGCTTGCTGATACCGCTACCGTCACATTGCCTGCTACTGTCTTCAACAAGACAATCAGTATTGAAGATAAGATAAAGGTGGGTGATGCTGTTGAGATAGAACTTGGCTATAACGATGATCTTAAAACGGAGTTCAAAGGCTATTTAAAGAGCATTAAAACAGATGGCGGAAGTCTTACTTTGGAACTTGAAGACGACATTTATCTTTTCAGAAAATCAGTCAAGGATGAGGAAATGAAAGACGCCAGCGTGAAAAAGATATTAGAAAATATCTGCTCTCAGGTGGGCGGTTTCTCGGTGTCGTGCGACTATGATTTCACCTACGACAAGTTCGTCATCAACAACGCTACCGGCTATGATGTTCTGAAAAAGATACAAGATGAGGCGAGCCCTAACATATATCTCAAAGACAAAGTTCTTCACGTGCATCCGCAGTATGCCGAGATATTCGGTGAAGCTCGATACGATTTCAGCAAGAACATAGAGCGCGAAGGCACAGACCTGAAGTATAAGTCGGAAGACGAGCGAAAGTTCTTGATCGTGGTTGAAGGCACTGACGAGACAGGCGCGACAGTAAGCGTGGAGAAAGGCGTTACCGGTGGTGACAAGATGACGCTGAAGCTGCCTGGTGTGAGTTCTCGAAGCTCCCTTGAGCAGAAAGCGCAGTCGGTTCTTGAGCAGAAAGTCTATACAGGATATGAAGGCAGCTTCCAAACGTGGTTGGTTCCATACGTCGATGCAGGATATAAGGTTGCGATTACAGATCCGGACTATGAGGTCAAGAACGGAACTTACTACGTCATTTCTGTAGAGACGACATTCTCGAAGGACGGAGGAGTTAGGAAGGTGACGTTGGGGAAGAGAGTCGATTAACAATGAACAATTAACAATTAACAATGAATAGTTGATAGTTAATATTTAATAGTTGTTATGGATAGAAGCAAGGAAATAAAGGAGGCTATTAAGAGTATTGCCGGGGTGCCTGGAATGATGTTCGTGATGGGCAAGGTTGAGTCGGTTGGTGATGAGACCTGTTCGGTTAAGATAGCGGACAGAATAGTCATCAACGACGTGCGCCTGAACGCTTCAGCAGATGGCAATGCTGACAATATTCTGATAAAGCCTACGGTCGGCAGTATGGTTCTGATGGCAGACTTGAGCGGTGGCGAGCTTCGCAGTTTAGTTGTCATTTCATTCTCTGCACTTGAATCAATGACAGTAAAATTTGAAGGCGATGTTGTTATCAACGGCGGCGAGAATGAAGGATTAGTGAAAGTGGTTCCATTAAAAGACAGATTGAATGCTATAGAAAATGACATCAATTCTTTGAAACAGGTCTTTTCGTCATGGGGTCCTATTGTTTATGACGGAGGCGCATCGCTTAAAGCGGCTTCTGCATCATGGGCAACTCAGCCTTTAAAAAGTACAAATAAAGAAGATATTGAAAATCCAAAAATAAAACATTGAGGTTATGGCATTAAACAAGGAAAAATTATATAAAGCACTTAAAGATGTTGATATTAAAGGTGATATTCCCCTTCAAATGGCGGATGCTATAGACGCATACATCAGAGGAATAGAGGTAACGGTTGACGTCGGAATACCGGTATCGACTACGGGAAGTGCAACATCCCAGACAGGCAAGACGACAGCAACAGGAAAAACAACAATTTCATAGTTATGGCAAAAAACATAGATATATTATTGGATTCCAATATCGACATTATGTTCGCCGACGGTGACTTCGTGATAGGCGACAGCACTATGCAGAACCAGTATCTGATACTCGCAACACATAAGGGCGAATGGAAGGAGAATCCCTACGTTGGCGCAGGCTTGGAAGACATGATAGGTGACGACGACGTGACATATTGGAAGCATCGTATCAGAGAGGAACTGAAACGCGACGGCATGAAGGTCACAGGAATTGAAATAAAAGGAAGTCAGATAAACATAAACGCGGAATACAGATGAGAACGATTCAGGAAATAAAGAAACAGATGACGGACGGGATAATGAACGACGCCACATTGAGAAGCGCTCTTAACCTTGACCCGTCGAGGACATGGGACGAGCAGACAAGCTCTGTGAGCTTGATAAATCTGCTGTTGTATGTGGTGGCAACGGCACATCATATAATGGAAAGAATGTTCGACAGTTTCAAGGAGGAAGTGGAGAAACGCATAGCGTCGGCATATCCAGGTTCCATCTCGTGGCTGTGGAACAGAGCGATGGAGTTTCAGTTCGACGAAGAATCCAACGCTTATCTATATGAACATGGCGTTTATCAGTCTGTCGATACGGAGAAACAGATAATAAAACACGCCGCCGTTATAGAGGAATACAACGTAGTGAAGGTTAAGGTTTCGGGTGATGACTATGCACCTTTGGAACAAGCGCAGCTGACGGCTTTCGAGGCGTATATGAACGCGCTGAAGTTTGCCGGAGTGAAGCTGTCGGTATCGAGCTTGGAGAGCGACGACCTCAGCCTGAAGATTCATATATGGCGTAACAGACTTGTGATGCCAGAAGAGGACGACAGTGACTTGAAAAGCGCCATTGAGGAGTATCTTAACAACATACGCTACGGCGGAGTATTCAACAAGACGCGTATGATGGATGCAGTACAGAACGTTCAGGGCGTTGAGGACGTGACAATCGAAAGCTGTGTGTTTGAAGCACATGACAGCGCTGAGACTGTCACTGATCTTCAGACTCAAAATTATAGTCCAATAGCAGGTCATATTAAGTTAGAAAAATTGGAGGTGGTTTATGAGTAAATATCAGCTTAACCTTAAAAGTATCATTGAGAGTGTTCCAGCAGCGCTGAAGGCTCAGAAACTCAAATCGCTGATGAAACTTCTGCTGACACCTGTCGGTAAAGTACATCTGTTGTTCTCCCAATTCATTGAGGAAAAGACTTATCGTTTGGAACATACAGGACAGACATATAGCTTGGAGAAGATTATCAGGGAGCATTGCGGAAATGAGAATTGTTACATCACCGACGGTGAGTATGTCGATGAGGTAATGGTTCCGTATGACGGAAGTGAGAGTCTCGCCAACTATCAAGTTGATATTCCGTACGATGGCGGGGTCAGCCCACAGGTCAATGTGATGTATGCAGGATTCGGACAGGTTATGCAGAATGATTTTCTCGTCCATCTTCCGAAAGAATTACAAGGCGGTATTGATGAGGCGGGGCTGCGTTCCAAGATAGATGAATATAAGATTGCGGGAAAATTATATAAAATTGTTTATGAACAAATAAAAATTGCAGAATCATGAAAAAATTAAAATTGACAGAAGGTTCGCTCACTCCATTCTGGATGAAGGATCTGGAGTATATGCAGCAGGGCTTTGAGGAAGTCGTCAGAGTCATTATCAAAGGTCTGTCGTTAGAAGACAAGAACATCATAATTTCGGGCTGCAAGATAACGAATACCGGAAGCAGCATCTCGATGACAGCCGGCTGGTGCTATTACGAGGGTGAGATATTGAGAGTAGAGGCATTGCCGACTACAGAATGCAGTGCTGCCAACCCTATGATTGTGCTAAAGGAATCTGTTGTTTCTGACGAGAGAGGTAGAAGGCATGTAACATTGAATGGTGAGGTTTCCAGTTCAGATATATACGAAGAGAAAATACTTAAACCGGAGTTGCCTCCTATAGGCATCAATAATTTATACTACAATTTGGGTATTGCTCCCGGCGCATGGGATCTCGGAGAGAGACTGATGTATTCGAGTAAGGTATCAGACAGCGGAGAGAAAAAGATAGATACAAATCTTTATGTTGGAAGATGCTATTACAGAAAGATAGGAGGAACTGTTCAATTGTATGGATATATAATGAATGATGCTTTAGGTGTCGGAATCAACGGTAATGTGGCAAGCGGTCTGCCGCTACCGTCAAGAGATATTGTCATAGGCGACATTACAATAGACAAAAGAGGGCAACTCATTATCTCCAGTAATTCAGATTCGGTGAGTTTAGAAGGCATCATATATCTCTCGACACCTGAATATCCGACTTATGACGGTCATTATTGCAAAAAACCAAATAGTGATGTCGTATGATGGACAATGTATTTTATCAGGGAGAGACGATACCTGTTGTCATAAGTGGCGATGATACCGTCGATTTGCGCGAGCGCGAATTTATGATGTTGGTGTATCCTCAATATGAAAACAATAAGGTGGTCGAGTACAAGAAACAGGACTTTGTTGAGGAAGTAGATGATGGCAATCTGAGATACAGGTGCCTAATATCACATGAAAAGAGCAAAGAGATGCCCGTTGGCGATTATGTCATTGAGGTTATGATAGCGGAGAGCAACGGTTACAGGAGCGTGTATCAAAGGTTAAGGGCGTTCACGCTGAGATTTTCTAACTTTAAAAATAAAACGTATGAAAGCAGAGGCTGTTAAACAAGAACGTATGATAGACATACGTTTTGAGAGCAAGACCAATTTTGAGTTGAAGCAGGAATGCGGTGATGGCGAGGGCGTTGCCATGAGTCAGGCAGCGGTTACAAGAGAATTGCGTAAGAATGCCGAAGAGAGCTTTAAGAAGAGCAAAATAGTCCAAGGTACGGGTGCCAGCTGGGAAAATGTGATGTCGCAATGGGCGGTGACTAAGGCGTTGGATGATTTGAGGGATGGCTTAGGAAGTATTAATGTTTTGTACGGCGATTTGGTACGTCTGAGAGATGAGGGGTTGTTGATTCCTGGCAGGCGTTACCGTATCACAGATTATGAGACGATTTGCGACAGCAACGGCGACTATATCGGTTCGTCTTCAGGGATAACCTGTCATTCGGCAGGACATCGCTTCGATCTTATCCTGACAGCAGAGACTGTTAACAGTCTAAATGAGAGTGCAAGCGCCATACATCATGCCGGAGATACCTATTTCAACAGGAGCAGACTGACAGCATGGGTTGTTAAATACAGTATCGACAATGACACCACGCGCTACAAATGGGCATCGCGTTCAGGCAAAGGCGTCATCTATTACCTGAGAGACGAATATGGCAACGAATGTCATTATGACTTTAAAAATATTGTTTTCAGATATAGTGATTCGTATGATAAATCCAATATAGTCAAGGGAACTTCCTATTATACGTTTACGTTGAATAACGGCGGCGGTGTCCAGGATTATTCTCTTGACGGAAGGTGGTGTCGCAACAACATGATAGACAGCTGCCGAGACTATAACGGTATTGAGGTGCTTCCTGCCAATGTGTTTGTCAACACCAATTCTTTTGCATATTGTTATGAGAACAAGATAGGTGTGGACAGCTATTACAATACATTTGGGAACAGCTGCTGCCGTAATGTGTTGGGATATAACTGCTACTACAATCATTTCCCTAACTATTATCAGGAGAATATAATAGGCAACAACAGCAGCGACAATATGTTCAATGCAGACTATATATATGGCAATATCGCGGGCAATGGATTCTCCCGTAATATAGCAGATGGCATTATGATGGAAACGACTATCGGCAATAACTGTAGCGACAACAGGATATTAGGCAGTCTGATTAATTCTAAGATAGGCAACAATTGTCAATGTAATATCTTTAAGAATGCCAATGGTGTGGTATATGGCGACAATTGCTGTTATAATGTATTCATGCTTACAATGCCGGAGGATTTTGATTATTACAATATTAATGTTGAGTTGCTTATCGATTGCGAAAACATCATACTGTCGGGTAGCAATTATCAGAATGTGATAGTATGTTCTGATGGTTATATCAGGAATGTCAATATAAGCAGGAATGTTCAAGGGTCATGGGAGGGATACAATGTGATAGAAGTTCCTTGTGTTGAAGGCAATCATGAATTGAAGGTGTCGATAGATAGCGAAGGCATAACTAAGACTTATTGCGAGGCTGATTTGATACAATAAAAAAGCCCTCCATCTTCATTAGTCGGCTCCTACCCCGAACTAATGACAAAGGTGCACGAACACCACGACAGAAGGCAATTATGTCTTCACGGTGTTCGTGCACCTTTTTGTTATGAATGTAGGAGACTGCAAAAATAAGTATTTTTTTGAGACCCAAGAACCGAAATATGAGAATCAGAACCAAAATTTAAAACCTTTTAAATAACGTTTATTAACTAATTAAAAACCAAAATCATGACAAAAACAAAAAAGAGATGGTCGTTAGCACCATTGCCATTCCAAGGGCAAAAACGTAATTTCGCTTCTATTTATCGTGAAGTGTTGAAGCAATATCCAGATTGTAAAATCATAGTTGACCTGTTCGGAGGTTCTGGACTTCTGGCAAGAATATCGAAAGACGAGAGACCCGATGCTCGTGTAATATTCAATGACTATGACGATTTTTTCAAGAGAATCGAGAACATCGGCAATACCAACCGACTATTACAAGAATTGAGAGATGCTGTTGCAGATATTCCGAGACACAAAATCCTCAGTAAAGAGAAAAAAGATGAGGTTATCTCCATCATCGAAAAAGAGCATGGATATGTGGATTACATTACATTATCATCATCGTTGCTATTCTCAATGAAGTATGAATTGGATATTGAAGGCTTCCGTAAGCAGACGTTTTACAATAACATTCGCAAAAACGATTATCCGTCAGCTGATGGGTATCTGGACGGCATTGAGATTGTCAAAGGAGATTACAAGGATATTTTTGCGAAATACGGCAACGCACCAGATGTTCTGTATCTAATTGACCCTCCATATCTGAGTACAGATTGCAGCAGTTATAATAATTCATATTGGAAGCTGTCTGATTATTTGGATGTGCTGAGAGTTCTGGAAGGTACCAACTATGTGTATTTCACGAGCGACAAGAGTTCTATTGTGGAGCTATGCGACTGGCTTGGAGACGGTCGTGTTACGAGGAATCCGTTCATTGGTGCAAAGATGATAACGGTTCAGGAACATCAGAATCCAATATCATCATATACGGACATCATGCTCTACAAGAGGGCGTAAACAAAAAACGAGGCTGAAGTGGTTGCAGTCTCGTTTTTTTGTTAAAAATGCATAATTCGTTTTTAAAAAATGTATTTTTTGATTTTGGGATTATAGATTTACAAGCCTGAAGACACCGATGAACTTGTGATTCTAGCTCTCGATAAGGACAAGAAGTTTCAATTTGAAAATTTAACTCTTATTTCACTGATAGAGGATGATTTTTACATTTATGATT